CGAACAATCTCTAAATACTGCGCTGGTCGTAAACCATGTCGTTGTTGGACCTGAGAACTCTAATGTATTGGTGTTTTTTAGATAAAAGATAGAGAATTGACTGTCCGACACAACTGGACGGCAATCAAATAGAGCCTGATCTGTCCCCAACCCACTCCTCTTCACCCACCCCGCCCAGGTCCACGTCTTCCTGTTGCCCGCCGATGCCGGCGTTCTGGACAAGTAGGCACTGTCACTACTATTGAATCGCAGGCTTCTTTCTATCTGGTACCCGCCAGAAGATGTTGCGCTATTAAGCAGCAGGGGGGTGGCGCTTCCGGGAATCATCAGCTGAGGTTTGCGATCAGGGTTGCTGTGATCTTGGTGCTACTCTGCACGGAATAGGCGAGGCAATCAACAGCCGCAGCCGTTGTTGTCAGTGTTGGTGCGGTGCCGCCAGTGAAGTCCCAGTAGCTGCCATAGGCCAGGGTCCGGGAACCGGTGCCGTCTTGCGTAATCCAAATACAACCGGACTGGCCCGCTACCAGATTAGTCGGGTTTGCCAGTGTCCGATTGCCACCGATTACGAGGCTGAAGTGGTTCGAATCCGCAAAATCTGGAGTGACGGTTGCCCCATCCGATAAGACGGTGACTTCACCACGCTGCCCTTGGGTCCATGTCTGAGCCGTATCCAGGCCTACGCCCGGCGCGAAGAAGATGGACATCAGACGTACTCCGTTACTTGAGCCGTGCCGCTGGCCGCTGACCAGATGCCATGGATCGCATTGGTGACAATCAGTTGCTGATCTAGCAGTAAGAAGCCGCCAGCGGGCAACTCGACAAACGCGTTGGTCGTTGTCGCTGGATTGCTGAAGCTTAGATACAGCTTTGCTGTGCTCACATTGGCGATAGAGAACCCCTTGCGACTCGCATTTGACGCCAGGATCGTCACGCTTGTTGCGCTGCTGCTGATGCTTGTCGTAGTTGGCGTTCTCGCTGTAACAGTCGTCGGCTGCGTGACCCCACTGCCATCAACAAGAAGCCGAGTGCTGGTAACGGTTAACCCGGAAGGGAGCTTCGCATCAATACTTCCGGTATCGGCATCAATCGTCCCTAGCAGGGTCTCAACCCCGTCCACATGAGTGATTAGGAGCTCCTGCTTGACCTCCGTGGCAGCGCCGCTTGGCAGCGGTAGAGCTGATGCACTAATGGGCTGCGTAACACCACTACCATCCACCAGTAGCCGGGTACTGCTAACCGTCAGGCCACTGGGGACCTTGCTATCAATACTCCCCGTATCGGCGTCGATGGTTCCAAGCAAGGCCTCGACACCATCGACATGCCCGATCAACGTGTCCTGCTTCGCTTCTGTAGCGGCCCCCGTTGGGAGTGCTGACGACGCGACGGTAACTGATTCGTCGCTTGGCGTGACATGCGCTGAATTCGGTGCGGCAATCACCGAACCGGACGTGAGGTTGTACCACACCTGTGTAATCACTGGTGTGGCTGGGGTCACGTCCAGGATCAACAACCTCGCTAGGAAGTCTCCCGATGTGTAGCCAGTTCCGCTGTTAGTGGCAACGAAGAGTGCCTGGGTAACGTCGCGATCCGCGCTGGACAAAGGCCTAAGCCCTGCGCCGGGTGTCGCCGCAGTACCGTCGGGCGCGGTCCACGCGATCGTGATGGCACCTGTACCTTCGTCGACCGTGTCCCTTCTGACGTAGTACGCCCCGGAGTCATCCGTCCAGATCGTGCTCTCAAGGTCGATCGTCGCCTTGATCGCGTCCCGAACCTGAGCCAGCGTTGCTTCAGTAGCTGCGCCTGTTGGCAGCGCAATGCTGGTAATGGATGTCTGAATTGGGTCGCGTATTTGCCGGACCGCAATCTCTTCGTAATCGCGACCAGCGATGCGAATGGCCGGCATTGGTACCGCTGCTTCCCTATCGACTCATTCTAAGAGCGCTGTATAACGCTCTTGTTTGGCCTAGACCGAGTTCTGAATCAGAGTCGCTGTAATCCGAGTTGCCGATTCCACGTAATACGCCAGGACGGAAACACTGCTGGGCGTCGTATCCAGGCTTGGCGCGCCGCCATTAAACTTCCAGTAACTGCCATAGGCAACCGCCCGCCCTGTTGAATCCTGGGTCACGGCGATCACACCGGACTGCCCAGCAACCATGTTGCTTGGATTCTCAAGGGTCGTCCCCTGGTCCAGCGCCAGGCTGAAGTTATTGCCCAAAGCAAAGTCAGGTGTCACAGAGGCTCCTGGAGTTAGCGCAACAACGGCGCCGCGCTGACCCGCCGTGAAACTTTGCGCTGCGTTCAGCGGTGCGTACCCAGCAATGGTCTGGCCAGCGGCGAACGCAATCAGGCCGCTCATCGTTCCGCCCGCCACGGGCAGCGCGGCGTTTGCGGTCGAGCTTGCGGTGTTCGCTAAGTCGTAGGCCGCCTTGACGGCGCTCGACGTTGCGGCGGTCGATTGACTCGTGCTGCTCGTGGAGCTGTCGAGTTGGACGACGCCAGCCTGGGTTGTGCTTGCTGCGGCAACGCGAGCGGCGTCGATGACCTGGGTTGTGGCCGTGTTAACAAGATCAATCACAACATCTGCGTTAAGCGCAGATGGGCTGCCGGTGCTGCCGTAGCGGCCAATCACCGTATTTCCTGCAATGTCTGCGAACATCCCAGGAGTAATCGTGACCACCGGCCAGGGAGAGCCACCGATCGCTGGATCCGCTAAGAGCCGCTGATTGACGCGGTCAACAAAGAGCGGCCGGCGTTGTGGATCTGTATTGGCGGCCATTTATCTCGGCTTTTTCGTTGATTCTAGAAACCGCCTATGGAACGATCACCGGAGCTCCGGCTGATCCTTCTTCCACAAACTCAAGAACCGGGAACGTCGATGCGCCAATCGTTACGCCATTCTCAAATGATTGGGTCGCAGCATTAAAGATTCTGAGTGTCTGCGTCCCCCGCTCTAGCCACCAGTCGTTTTGCCGGCACCAAATATCAAGCGGCTCCTGCCCGTCATTCCATAGCAACGGCCTGGCGTCAGGGCGAATCGCGTCCCTCGGATCGCCGCCAGGGAACAGGATGATCCCCACGACATCGGCAACGGTCATCGCAAAGCGATCCCAGTTCACCTGACGCAGGCGGAAATAATCCATGATCTCTTCCGGCGAGTAACGCCTTTCTGCGTCCGCCTCAAACTCCAAGAAGTCGCGCTCATCACCCACCGGGTAGTCGTCAGGCTCCAGCCATGGCACCCCGCACTGCCAGCGGATCGAATGAATGTGCTTGCACTCACGCCGCTCATCTCGCCGGCGGGGCAGCGTGCGCCACTGCCGGTAATACCCCACGCCTTGCCTCTCCCAGGCGGAGTTGACATTCCGCGCTGCGTTCGGCAGCGGAAACAGATCCCTGGGCTGCCCGCCCTGAGGTCGCTCCAGGTTCGCTAGCGCGCCGCCCAGGTGGTCGGGACAGCAACAGAAAAACTTGAACGAAGAACAAAGATGCCGGCTGTCGTCGTCCCGCCAGATCGTTGGATTACTCGGGTCGTAGGGCAAGTTGTCCCAGTACACGCGGCCATTGCGCTCGATGCGCCCAGCCGGCCTTGAGAGGTCGAACGTCATCGTCCCGCCCCCGACATTGACAGCTGTGAGGGTCAAAGCAACGCTGCCAACATCGCGCTCCACTAGATCGCCCGGGTAGCTGGCTCCGCTGGCGGAGTCTTCGAACTGGTCGCCGATGAAGATCGTGAAAACACCCAGCTGCGCACTACTGAGAATGCCGCTGACATCAAGCGTCAGTGTGTGCGTGCTGGGATCATCACCGCTGGTATTCAGGCTAATGCGCGCTGCCGTGATCGGCTGCGGCAAGATGATCGAGCCCCGCGTCCGGCAGCTCGCATACCAAGCCTTCTCTGGCGAGGTGGCGCTCGGGAACAGTGTCGTCACTTCTTTTGAGGTGCCGTCCACAGCGCCCGTGACAAAGCGCGCCAAGCTGTAGATCTGGTAGTCGCCCCAGCTGCGCCCCGTCCCAAAGAAGTACTCCTGCCCCAGTCGCCAGCGCTTGTAGTCGCTCTCTCGGTTATACGCCTCGAGAATCGTTGGATAGGCCGTGCTGCCGTACTCGCCTAGCCCAGCTCCCTTGCCTGGATAGATGCCGTCAGCTTTACGCTTCGCCGCCCGGTTGACGGACGATAGCCCCATGCCGCGGTCGAACTTGGCGCCAATCCGCCGGGGCATTAGCCAAAGCGCCGCGAGTAATACTGCCCAGCCGAAGCGCCGCCAGCGAGGGCACGTTGACGCGCTTGCGCTCGTGCCCCTGACGGATTGCGCGCCTGCCTCGCCACGCCCGCTGCCACGTCGCGGTTCAGCACACTGTCGGTTGGATCAATATCCTGGTAGGCCCGGTCCAGGACCCCACCGCTGCGGGCTCCGGTCGAGATCGAGCGTGTCGTGCTGCCAGAGGACAGGCTGCCAAGCCCCGTGCTGCCGCCGCCGCTCGCGGTGTAACCGCCTCGCAGGCTACTCAGCTGTTGGCTGACTTGGATCTCTTGCTCATCCTTGCGCTGCTTCTCGAGCTCGTCAGCGCGCTTCTTCTCGGCTTCTGCTTGGGCTGCAGAGCTTTGCTGCTTGGCGAGCGCGTCGCTGTACTGATTGCTCAGATTATTAAATGTCGAGCTGTAATCAGATAGCTTGCTCTTGTAGTCTTCCGCATCAACCCTATACCGGTCTGCGAGATCGGCGTAGGTCCCAGCGCTGGTGGCCTTGTCAGTGATTGCTTTCCAATCCTGATCCAGCTGGGTGCGTGCCTTCTCGCCGACATTCAAGCCCGAGCCCGGCAGCAGGCGCAGGATTTCAGAGGGCGAGTAGCCAGCAGCAACAGCAGCCTGGTACGACGTAATACCAAAACCGCCGCCCGCACCTTTGAACTGAGTCAGCTCATTGGTTGGCCCAGGAGTAGCACCTCCACCGGTAGGCGTGTTGCCATTATTGGTGGCGTTTGTCTCCGTAGCGGTATTTGTACTGCTATTGCTCTGAGTCGATCTCTGCTCGACAATGGATTGAACTTTATTTTCAACGCGCTGCGGCACGTTGACGTCCTGCCGTTCAGCAATCTTGAGAACCTGCTGGATCGGTATATCAGTCTTCCGCTCGATGCGCTGAGCTTCCTTGGCGCTTAGGTTGCTACCTGCCTCCCGTATGAGCTCGCGTGCCTTTTCGCGCGCTTTCTGTTCTTGCTTCTTTTGCGTGTCGTCCTTGGCCATGACGCTAGATCAGAAGAACCCGCCCTGAGCGAAGACATGAATACGTGTCGCCGTGCTTGGCGCCGAGATAGCAGCGCTCAAGCCGACATACACCAGCGCAGTCGAAGGGACATAGAGGCCGGTGTTTTTCTTGTCGGTCTCAGTCGGATAGGTTGCCATCGTCGCCGCAGGGGAGCCCAGGTTGGGCACCGGCACCGACAAGGGCGGCAGCGAGATATTGACGCGCTGACCTGCGGTATTACCGCCGGGAATAGCAGCGCTGGCAACCACAGCTGTATTTAGCGCTGAGATCGTGGCCGTTGTCGCTGCCGTGCTTAGGAAGACCAGCACCGTGCTAGTGGTCGTTGACGCTTCTGTGATCACCACAGAAAGCGAATCAATCACTGCACCGTCGTTGCCGCTGCAATCCACCAGCAGTGCGCAGCCAGCTCCACTTGGAGTGTTGAAATTGGTGGCGCTTGTCAATGCCGCAGTGCCGCCGATCGTCGCAAACGAATGCAACGGCCGATCGACCAGCAAGGGCATTTTGTTCGAGCTAGACGTCGCCAATCCCTACCCCCGTGGCGTTAGCCAAACTGCAAGATCTTCAATGCAGTCTAACGATGGTGCTCAGCCAGGCTTAGGCACATTGCGCTGCGGTGCGCCGCCGAGAGAGACCCCCGTCGACATGCCTAGCGGTTGCGTAGGTGCAAGAGGCGACTGCTGCATTGCCGTATCAATCTGGCTGAGCCGACTGCCCACGCCAAACCCGTAACCCGGGGTTCTTGGCTGGTCTGTTGCGCCCTTTGCGGGTTCAGAAGCTGCAACCATCTGCGCTGCTGGGCCAGGCGTTGTCAGCAGCGGCTCTTCTTGCCGTACGAATTGGCGTCCGTCTCCATAAGGACTCGCATAGGTTGTGAGTCCATCTGCAATGGCGTCGTATTTGAATTCAGAAGGGCGAGCCTTTGCCGCAAAGTAGTTATTCGGGTTGGTCGGTACCATGCCGGATGCCGCCGTGAAATCCCGATTGATCTCCTGCCCCAGGGCACGGTCCTCGTACCAGCGTCCCTCCTGCGGCGTCTCACCGCGAACGGGACCTGCGTTGTGCTTGCTTTGTGGGTGGCGGCTGTTCATGGTTCAAGCACCAAGGCGTGCTGCGCGAGTTGTGCGCAAGGTATCGATATACCGCCGGGCTAAGTCATCGGCGGGGTTGGGCTTATTGCCCGGGGCGTCCGGTTGCGCTGGCTCGACGCCGGCCTCGCTGGCCGCAGCGCTCGAGGGCTGCAAGTTGATGCCGCTTCCGGTCCCCGTCGCCACGGCTTGAACGGCAGCGGGTTGCCCCAGAGCAGCCAGCTGCCGGTTCATCTCCGGATTGGTGAACGGCTGGCCCACCTCGAGGCCCGTAAATGCTTCAGCGGCGCCGGGGAGTCCAGTAGGGCGCTGGAACGCGATGTCAATGTTCTCAGGAACCTGAAGCTTTTGGCCGATCTCCGGGAGCCTGCCCTCGGCTGCCGCTTGGAAGATTTGATGAGTGTACGCAGCGCGGGCGCGACTCTGCCGTTCAGAGACATCCGCCTGCGCCAGCTCGAGCGTGCTACTAGTGCCGGAGCCGACCAGCCCACGGATCCCTGCCTGTACAGCACTTTCGGAGTCCACGGGCATCGCGATCCGCTCGCCACCAAAGCCAGGGCCGCCCTGACTGGGGGCATCCAGGAGACCGCGTTTCTGCTGTTGCTCGAGGAAGCGATCGACAATGTTCTTGCCGTCAGCTCCTTTCGGGGCGTTCTTGTTGGCCTCCATCCAGGCTTGGATGTCGGCGCGTTGGGCGTAGCCGGCCTCGCCAGCACGGGGTCCACCACCGACGGCTGCTGCGGTGCGAATGCCTTGATTCTCTTCCCGCTCCCAGTAAGGCGTTGCCTGCTGAAGCATGCGCCGAGCCTCAGATGCTCGAGCATCGGCGTCGTCGCTCAGCACAGAGGGCAACTTAGGCGGCTCTGTTCCGCCGGGCTCTTCATTGCCGTTGCTCAGATCGCGGGTGGGAGGCATAGAGCCTTCACCCATGCGCGCCTTGTAGATACGGACCTGCCCCGTTAGCGCCCGCATCGCGTCTTCGGCCTCCGCTTTGGCTCGCGCATCTGCTTCCATGCCCCGGTCGATGGCGGCGCCCAGACCAGGGACCCAACCGAAAAACTGTTTGCTGAGTTGGCCCTGCTGCAGCTTGTTCGTGGCATTCAGGCGATATTGCTGCTGCCGTCCCAGTTCGAACTCGGTCTCCGACCTAGCCTTGCGAGTAGCTGATGCCGCTGCCGCATCGTTGTAGTTCTTCCAGGTCTTTCCCTGATCGTCGACGTATCGTCCGTCTGCAAGGCTGTAGCCCACCGCTTACCTCCAGTTCATGGAACCCGTGGCCTGCATCACGCGCGTGCCAACGGCTGTATCTGCTGGCCCCGGGATGGCCATGATGAATTCCACGCCAGCACGCTCGAAGGCGTAACGGCGGACCTCTTCTCGGCGGTAGTTCGCCACATAGAGGGTTTCAGCCAGAAGATCCACCTCCCGCAGGTAGACCTCCCGGTAATCCTTAGCCGCCTTCAGCGGATCGGACTGGTAGATCGCACGATCGGTATCACCAGTAATCCGTTCAATCCGGCTCGGTTGAGGCTGGTCCTCAACGCGGAAGATCTGGGAAATCCGGTACGCCTTGTCGCAGCGATCCAGGTGCTCGATGACCCGGCTATAGAAATAGCTGTCGGGTATGCGAGCCATCGCTTCCTCCAAGCGGGCTACATCACCGGCGGGGATATTCGCGCCGACGTTGATGCCCAGGTGGAAGCGACAACGGCTTTTGTCGTAATCGTTTAGTTCGATTGGACTGACCGCCGATCTTGACCGATTCTAAGATTCTCAGCCGACGTAGATCAGATCGGCAGCGATCACCTCATCCCAGTCAACGCGGCCAATCCGCTTGAGCTGATCGAGATTGCTGAAGCGTTCACCAGAGAGGCTAAGGCGCAGCTCGACAATTTTCTTGGCAGTGCTGTAGCCGATACCTTTCACGACCTTGGCAATCGCCTCAGCCGAGGCTGTGTTGATATTCAGGCGGGTATCCACAGGGATGGTGCTCTCCGGGATCGCATCCTCATCGGCAGGGCTCTCGGCGGATTGGGGCTTCGGTCCGTCGCCCACCCGACCCTTGCCGGGCTCGTAAGCCACAAGATCAGCCAGGGCCAGATACTGCACCGCGCCAGCCGAATTGCGGATCATCGCCCAGTCCTTGTCGTGGTGAGCGATGAACTCAACGATCTGGCCGTTCTTGGTGTTCTGGTATAGCGCCATAACGCACAAACAAAAAAGGGCGCCTGATCAAACAGACGCCCTCATTGTAGGGACAAACCCTCAGTTCACAGAGTTCAGGACTCAGTGATGTAGGGGATGCTCACATCGTTCAGCTCAGCCACAGCATCGTCGAGGTAGTAAGCCACCTCGCAGATGATGGGGGTGCCGCCAGTCAGGCTGGAGGTCAGAGTCGAACCAGCAGCGGTGCCGGTGCTGTTGGTCACGTAGACCTTCAGGGTCTCGGCGCCAGTCAGTGCCACGGGAGTGATCACTGACTTGCTTGCAGCTACAGGAGCCACAGTGGTGCTGGCTACAGCGATGGTGGCGCTATTGGTCGACAGCGTGGTGGCAGTCAGCACGTTGTCGTTGGCCAGGGCGTCAGCTAACTTGATGCGATCGGTGTTGGTACCGACCAGACCAGAGAAAGCAGTGCCCACACCGCGATCCTTGCGCAGGTCGGGAACACGAACGCCCAGGTAATAGACGTTGGCGCCGGCAGGCAGGGTCAGGCCGGTGATATCAGCACGGGGCTTGTCATCGCCACGCTTATCAGGCGAGGGGATGATCACATCGAAGCTGGTGCCGCCGGTGGCGTTCACCAGGGCATAGCCAGTGATGTGGTAGTACACGCGGCCAGGTACGCACACCGCAGGCTGGCCCTGGTAGGAGCTCAGGCGGTTGACGTAGTTACCGGGATAGATCTTCTTAGCCATTGTTCGTTACCTCCTATCAGTACACGAACGAGTAGGCCACAGTCACGAAGTCCTTGTTCAGGATTTCGAAACCGGCGAAGAGCGACCAGATCATGATGATGAAACGACTGAAGTCGTCGTTGTTGTTCAGCAGGATCTGAGCGTTATTGCCGCCAATGCCAACGCCCACGGCTTGAGGGCCGAAGAACAGCATCGGAGCAGCGGTGGTCACTGCGCTGCTGATGGAAGCGTCAGTGATGGTCACCTGAAGGCTCTTCTCGGGCAGGTTGGTGCTTTCGAACCAACGCACACCCTCAAACAGGAAGCCAGAAGGCATTACGGGCTGACCAGCAACGAAGCCGGCCTGACCGTAGGCAGGGCCCATGCCACGGAAGAAGCTGGCGTTAGGGGCCAGTTCGGGCTGCATGGGGTTGACCATGCCGTTGCCTGCGTAACGAGCGATCTCACGGAACGCATCGTTCTGGCGCAGGTGCATCATTGCGGTGGGATCCGCAATGCAACGGTAGTAGCCGTCAGCAAAGGTGGGGACGTTCCGCTTGCGCATGTCCTTGACCACCTCGAGGAGGTCGGTCTTGACATCGAACTTGGCGGATTCGCCGGCTGCGTAGGTGAGGAAGGGGGCAGAGGTTGCCTTGGCCTTCTTCAGGGGGTAGAAGTAACCACCCTTGGTGCTGTCAGCTGCGCCGTTGGCTTCAGCTTTGAACAGCTCGTCGGCGAAAACGCGATCGCGCCAACGACGGTAGTCATCCAGCAGGGTCAGAGAACCGATCGACTGGTGGAAGACATTCAGGTTGCCGGTGTCCAGCAGCAGGCGCTGAGCAGTCAGCAGGGTTTCCCGGGCCACCTTGAAGGTGGAGGGGGCGGAGGTATCGGTCGGGTCAGCGGGGCCGGTGTACTCCTTGAGAGTCACCAGCACCTTGTCCTTCACGATCGAGCGCGAAGATGCAGTGCCGAGAGTTTGATCAGCAGTGCGCTCACGGCTGTCCTTAGTGCCAGGGGCACCCCAGAAGCGGTAGCGATCAAGCTGAACAGTCTGGCCGGGTTGCTTGGCGAAATCGTGCACAACCACGGGCTCGACCGCCATCTCCACGATGTACGAGGGATGGGGGCGATAAAGCTCGGCACCTAGCAGCTTCGGAAAGTCATTGTCAATCCACATGGGATGAAATGTCCGAGTGACAAGTGTGCGAGAGGGCACTCAATGTGCCTCCTAGGGCTTACTATAAGCAGGTTGCGTAGTGTGAAAAATTGGACGCTGCAGACGTCCGCGGGCTGCTCGGCTTACTTCTGGCTGACGGCAGCCTCGTCCCATATCGCAGTCCCGGCGGGGGTTATATCCAGCTGACCCTGACCGCTGGGGCCTCGGAGTCGGCCTTCCTCGAGGAGAAGGTTGCAGAATTCCGTCAATTTGTGCCGACTCAGGCGCAAATTGTTCACTACAAAACCAAGCCCAGGTCCAACGGCAGGAGCACTTCGGTGCTGCGCTTTCGGGTCTCCTCGACCAAACTGCGCCCCGTCTACAACCTGCTCTACCCCAGCGGCGAGCGCGAAATCAGTCAGACCGCGCTCGACATGTTGGGCGCAAAAGCAGCGGCCTGGCTCTGGGCGGAAGGCGCGCGGGTGTATCCCGAGGGCTACGTCGATCTCGCTCGCGTTGGCAAAACCTTTGATGAGGCGCTGCGCGTTTGCCAGTGGATCGGGGTGCTGACCGGCGCGGAAGCCACCCTGGCCGATACCCACATCAATCCGCGCCTGCGCTTCCAGCAGCGAGAGGCCAGCAAGATTCGCAAGGCACTCGCCCCCTACGCACCTGCATCACGCATCCATCTATTCCAAGAAGAGGTCTGGGATGTCAGCGCAATTCGTAGCGCTCGCACTGAGCTACTGCTTGGGCAAGGGAACGATCAGCTTGCGAGGTCAGAAGAAGCGCCCTTGGCTCGAGATCAAGCGGCCGGAGACGGATCTGACCTATTTGAATCATCAGCTGCGCATGCTGCACAAGGCGCATGATGGCAAGCTCGAGGCTGCCTCTGACATTGTCCAGGGCAGCGGCTTCTACGACGATCGCCGCATTCGCGTCCACAGCCCTGATCTCTACCGGGTTTACGAGCTGCTTTACTTCCGCGATCAGCGTCGCCTTACGCCTGAAGTTCTCAAGATTGCTGGCGCTCAAGGGTTAGCGGCACTCTGGTGCGATACAGGGACAGTGGCCAAGAACAAAGCGATCCTGCGTTCCTGGGCTGACGCCGAAGAAACTCAGCATCTCCGCGCTTGGGCCCTTGACCTTGGTCACACGCCTGCTCTGGTGCAAAGGGGTCGCCTTGAATTTCATGGCATCTTTGCCGACGATCTCATTCATGATCTGCGCAAGGTTCTACCCCGCTGCAAGTTGCCTACACTGCGGCGCTAGCTTTACCTGGCTGCGCAAGCAGTAACCCCGAAGAAGAACGGCGTCAGGGGTATCGAATCCAGGAGCTTGGATTTTTGCCGTTTCCCCAAGCTGGTGAGTGATCCGCCGTGCGTCTGATCAACGTGCGGCGGCGCCTGGTACGCGCAATCCCAATAAGCGGCAATTATTAGGGAACCGCGTATTGACTAGCATTGCTGCATCCCTGGCGGGCATTATATGGCTCAGCAAGGTGCTGAAAACGATCCAAAATCAGATCGCGATCTTCCTGCAGTGAAACGCATGGGCGATCCTGATCCCCTCGATTCCGGGATCCGGCGCAAGTTTCTTGTCTTCTGCCAGGAGAATCCATGGGCCGATGAGTGCCGTATCTATGACCCGTGATGACCCTGACACAGACACAGGCCCACGAACTCACGCGCACCAGTTACGGCGGTAGCGATCCAACCCTGCCGTCGTTCTTGCGGCCTTATTACGTCAAGTACAACGCTGTTAGCAAATCAAGGGACCTAGGCCAGACCGACATCCTCATCGCGGACCTCACCGGCGAGATTGGATCCGAGGCCGGCAGTAACACCCTCTACTTCAAGGTCGCCCTGCCGCGTCGCGTTGAGCTTAGCGTGCGCAAGCTCAGCAGTGGTGCCAGCACTGATCGCTTCTTAAGCGTCGGAATCCTCGACGCCGAGCGCAAACCAATACCTCTTGACACCAGTGGATACGCCACCGAATGCGACATCCACGGTACAGACGCCTACGAAAACCTTTTAGGGGTCCCCGCCGGGACCTATTACGTCACGGTCTCTAGTAGTCAGTGGCAACGCATTCCCTTTGCGATCGCGATCGCCGTTGGTCGCTACGCCCTACTTGATGGCGCTGCTCGAGGATCATTCAGCCCAGTTGGCAGGATCCCGCTGGTGAAGCCCACCGGGCAAGCCGATGGAACTGCACCCCTCTCCGGCACGCTGCTGCGACCGAACGTCATCAAGAATGCAACGGGTTCAGCGGGCGGTACTGCACTGCCAACGCTCGCGCTCAGTATTCTGCGCGGGGCCGTTATCGGAACAATGGTCCCAAGCGGTCGCCTGATGATGAACTGGAAGCTCAGTGGCGTAGCCAGTGGTTCAGCTCAGTCACAAGGAACCTTGAGCAGCGAGTCTCCGTATGGCGGTGGATATGGCTACTGATAAGCCATGACTCGCC